GGACGGGCGGGGCAGAATCTGCTGTGTCAGGAAGCGCGGCGGGCTGCGACATGATCCCGCTGAAACGCTTCGCCATCGCCTTGGTGTCGCCCAACAGGCCACGTGCGGTGCGGCTGTCGAAGTCGGCCCAGACCTCTTTTATTTCTTCGGTTGCCAGTTGCGGGGCAATGACGCGATCGAAGTAGTCCCGTCGGACGGCGTCGTATTCGGCGGCATTAAGTTTCTGAACCTCCGGATGGGCGGTGATCGTCAACCACGACGGCGGCTTGCTCAGTGCGCGCTGCGCTTCAGCCATGTCAGTATTTGAATAGGTTGCGCATTTTCGATACTGAAGACCCGCTATCGGACTCGCCTGTCCCGGGCGGCCCGGATGCCCGCGATTTCATGCGGTTCAAGTCATTGAGAGCGGTCGTGTAGGCGTCTTCCATCGTACTGCCTTTGCGGATCATCTTCGATGCTTGCTCGAAAATCGTGTCGAAGTCTTTGCGGTCCGGCTCGGTCATTTTTTCCATGAAGCCCTGGCCCATGTGCGCGCTGATCTGGAGGCGCAGACTGGTGATCTGGTCGTTGATGTGCTTTTCGCTTTTTCTTTTTTCTTCGGGGTCGGTCTCCGGCTTGTTGTAGGCAATTTCCTTGCCTTTCCGGTCGTACAGGCGTGTCCCTGACGTAACGATATATGGGATTTTTTCTTTGGCTTCCAACTCCGCGTTCTGACGGGCGTCAGCGCGTTTCTCTTGCTCGCTCACCCGCAAATCCGCCCGGCGATCCCGCTCGGAGTCGGCGTTGCCTTTGGCGATGTTATCTTCGCGGTGTATCCCCTGTTCTCTGGTATATAACAAGTCAGCGCGTCCGTCCGCGTAAGCGCTGAGCTTGTCATCGCGCAGCGCCATAATCTCGGCGCGCTGCGATTCGAGGTCGCCTTGTAGCTTTACTTGGTAGCCCATCGTACCCGCAGCCGCCAGGCCTTGACCGAGTCCAGCGAGTCCCTTGCTCATCATGCCGTTCTTCATCTTCGTCTCCGTGAAACCTCGGCCTTCAGGCCGGGGAGGTAAGGAGACGGTTTTGACTCGCCGTCTCCAATAGTTTGCACCTTACACAAACGCAGTGTATTATGCGGGACATCAATGCAGCGCGTAATATCAAAACCGCCGGGCTGGCGGGGTTAGCCCTTGGAGATGGAGTTAGTCTTGTCAGCATTTAATGTTGTCGAGCATCTGTCGTTGAATTGGGAATCCCCTTCCTTTAGGGAGGGGAGCAGTCAAGCCGGTCTCTCCATCAGTCCAGCGGGTTGACCACCGGGCATCCCTTGCGGCTGCGCGCCTTCCTGTGGTTGCTGTTTGTCCTCGCCCGCCCATCCCTGCGCCGCAGACTGCTGTTCCGCCACCATCGCCTGAACCTTGGTGGGATCCATCTTGCCGATGAAGTCCTGGACGCCAGCCGGGTCAACGCCGTACTCCTGCATCAATTTCAGGATGAGCTGCTGCGCCGCCGAAGTCATGACTTTGACATCAACAGCGAACAGCCCCGCGGTGTCCGCGAGCTCGCCCAGGATGTCCAGCACTTCCATCGCCGCCGGGAGGATGACGACTTCCGGGACTTTGCCGCCGGACTTCTGATCCAGTTCGGTCATGATCGAGGCGGTCGTCGTCGCCAGCGCTGCGTCGGGGGTGCCGCCCTGCTGCAGTGCCTGCATGATCTTGTTGTGCGTGGTTTCGTCGTAGACGACTTTTAAAGCGGCGAGGACGATTTTTTCGTATGCCATTTGTTCGTCGGGGCTGGCGGCATCGCCTTCAGTATTCTCGTCAGTCGCGCCGCGCGCCGGCGGCATCTCATCGCCCATAGGGCCGCGATCGCCTTCCGGTGTGGCGACCTGTTCGCCTGTTACCGGAACGGGCCGGTCTTCTCCGTCCTGCGCCGCCTTTGCCATCATGCCTTTCATTGTCTATCTCCTACCCATGAGCCCGGTGCGCGGGATCCGGGTTTTCAGTTTCTTCAGCGGTGCGCCGCTGTAACGCCAGGTCGAGATATCGCCGGTCTGGGCGATGCGCGCGTTGCCGGCGGCCTGTTCGGCTTTGGCGCGATTCTCGGCGTCGATCCGCTGCTGGTTTTCCTGATCGGCGAAATCGAGTTCGTTGGGCGAGTTCGCGCCGGCAAGCGCTTGGCCGGCCAGCATGGTGGGGATCGGATTCGCAGCCATGAATTCGCCTGCGCCGACAACTGCCTTCCCCACCGTAGCCATGAAGCCCGGGGCTGCGGCCGGCGGTGACGTAGTGATGGTCGGGAGCGGGGCGGCGAATGGAGAGCCTGCCGCTGTTGCCGCGGCGGATGACGGTGCAGCAACGACCGGCGCGGCGGCCGCGGTGCCACCGATTACAGTGCCAGCGCCCGCCGCGGGGCCACCGATTACAGTGCCAGCGCCCGCCCCGGCGCCCATGCCGACGCCCCCGGACCCGGAGATGCCAGTCGCGGCCAGCCCGCCGCTGCCGAAGGTCATCGCGGCATAAGCCGCCGGAATCGCCGCCTTTTCGGCGAAAGCCATCAGTCCGGTGCTTTTGTGCTGCGTGAAAATGTTCTTCTCTGATCCGGCCTGAACCATCTGCTTCGCGTGGTCGATCTGCGCCATGATCTCCGGGCTGTACGTGATCGGAGCGCCTGGCGCTTGGCCGGCGCGACCCGTTTCAACTGGCGCCCGGTTCAGCGGGTGCGCGCCCAGAAAGCCCAGGGTGTCGTCGTAAAATTGCTTGTAAAGATTGGGGTCGCTGCCGGGTTGCCGATCTTTGGACGCCAGCACGGCATCCAGATCGTAGCCGCGCCCGGACTGCATTGCGGCGTTTCCCTTTGCCGTGACGGCGGCATAGTGGTCATCGATCTCTTTCCGTCGCAGGTTCTCGCCGTTAGCCTGACGCGAGTCGTAGGTCTTGCCAGAAGGGGAATATCGAGGGTCGCCAGGCTGGAAGCCGCCGCCCAGGTTCCAAGCCATCAGACTAAACGCCTACCCATAATCCCTGCCGGCGGCGGGAGCTGCGCCCCGCTGTAGCCAACAGTGGGAATGCCGCCGACCTGCGCCAGACGCGCATTCATATCCGCAACGTCCTGCTTGCGCCGGTTCTCTTCGTCGATCTTGAACTGGTTCTCCTGTTCGTTGAGGTCCATCTTGTTCGGGCCGAATGCACCGGCCAGCGCCTGACCACCGAGAAGGGTCGGGATCGGGTTCTTCTGCATCCACTCCGCCGCGCCGCTGACGACCTTCCCTGTCGTGTTCATGAAGCCGCCGGGCGGCGGCGCAGTCGTGATAACCGGGGCCGCCGACACCACCGGGGCCGCCATACCGAACGGCGTTCCAGCGGCGCCGCCGAGCCCGCCCGTTGCTGCGGAAGCCGCCGAATTCACGGCTGCCGTACCGGCGCCGCCGGCATTGGTTGCCGCAGCGGCGGGCGCCGCAGCACTACCCGCCACACCAGCAGTTTGCGAGGCCACCAGAGCGCCATCGATCGAGGCGAAGCCCGATTTCCATGCGCCCAAGGCTGCGCCACCGAGCCAGACCGCAGCCGCAATCAGCACGATCTTGCCGATCTTGCTGCCGACCACCGACTTGAAGGCTTTTTTTACGCCACTGAAAATCGACTTGAAACCTTTGGTTATCCCGCTAAAGAGTCCCATTTTAGTACCTCGCATAAACAGCGCCGCGGCGTGGCAAGCCCGCGCGCATCAAAAGATTGCCGACCCTCGGGTCTACCGCAAACTCTTCGGAAAATCCCACCGCTTTGATCGCCGGCCGTCCCTTCGCCCACGTCAGTGCCTGTCGCAACATCGCATAGCCGGTCCGCGGCGTTTCGGCGTACCAAAGGACGATGCCGGCGACCTTGCGCTCGAACCAAAGCGCATCAGACACCGACATCGCAAGAACGCCGTTCAACTTGCCGTCCTGATCGCACACCAGCACCAGGCTTTGCGGGTCACTGATAAGGCGCTTGGCGGCTTGCCGCACACGCGCCGCGCTGGACACCACATTCCGGCTGTCAGGCAAGCCGCTTACTGCGCGCGCCGCCAATTCAACGATTGCGAGCGCATCGGTCGGACTGGCTCTGCGGATCATCGGGCGGGCGGCGCAATCCTCACAGGCGTGCCGCGTAGAGCGCTTTGGTCGGTTAATGCGGGCCGCGGTCCGGCGGTGGGAGCTACCGCGTTCGGGTACTAAAACGTCAGTAACCCGGACAGGTCCAGCCCAGCAATCGCCCCGGCCACGCCTATCTGCGCTTTGAGCCCGTCCTGAATCTTCTGGATCAGCGCGGTCTTCGCGGTGATGGTCATGACGGGATCCTTCATGATATCGTTGATGCCAACCTGTGCCTGGGACATGATCTGCCCCGCCGTTGCGGAGGTCTGCATCACTGTCTTGTAATCGGCCTCGATGTTGACGAGATCCTTGGCGGCGGCCGTTTGCAGGTTCTGCAGGGTAATCTGCCCCTGCAACTGCAACTGCTGCATAGCGGTTTGCTGCGCGGCCTGGCGGGTGAACAGGGAATTCTCAGCCTGCTGTGACTGAGCGGCAGTCTGCCGGGATTCCTCTCCCTGCTGCGTGATCTGGCCGGACTGATTGGCCGCTGCCGAATTCGCCAGTGCGGCTGTGTTGGCGGACTGCGCGTTCTGGGAAAGCGCCGCGTTCTGCGCAGCCTGGTTGTCGCGTGACGCTGTGCCGTAGATGTTGGCATCGGCATTGGCGATCGGAAACGCTGTGTTGATCGCCGCTTCCTCTCCCGCCCCGGCCGCCATTGAAGAGTTCAGCAACCCGCGGGCATTCGCCGTCTGCGCCGCCCCGGTCCTGGCGCGGGTCATCAACCCGGATTCCTTTGCCAGCAGGGAATCCAGTTGGCCGGCGACGCTTTCCCTTGTGGCGTCGATCGTTCGCAAAGCGGGGTCGACGCCGGTATTGGAAGCCGAGAAAACATTCTCCCCCAAAAGCGGGTCTTTCTTTGCGCCGGTCAAGGCGTTCATCATCAGTCCAGGCATGACGCTTATCCTTCCAGGAATGCTTCGAGGTCGGCCAGATCGTTCACGGAAACAGGGGTGTCCGCAAACAGATCAATGGAAATTTTCTCGAAATCAATTTCGACGGGCTCTTTCATCAACTTCACAATGGCATCGCCGACGCGACCGATCTTCTCGCGGTGTCCGACCACGACAGCGTCCCATTCTTCATCGGTCTGATTGCCCCGCACGGGCTCTAAGATGGTCACGCCGTTACCGGACGGGATGCCGCCGTTGTCGATGTAGATTTTGAGTTGCGTGGTCTCGAAGTCCAGCACGACGGCCTTCACCTTGTTGATGAGGCGCGCAAAGCGCCACGCGACCGTGGCGGGAAGTTTGATGTCGTTGAGGGCGCGCAACGCGCGGTGGGCCTCACGGCAGTGCTGTACGGTCGTTGAGATCATGGGTTTCCAGTGTTGGTCAGGTCTTGATGATTTTCATGAATACGCTGAACGGCTGCATGTTGTTCATGGCGGCGTTGCCGCCTGCAGAACCCATACTCGTTACACTACTTGCACCCGCCTCAAATTGACCGCCGCCGCCGCCGTTGAGCAATATCCCAGAGTGCGTATGCGACAGCAATTCTGTGCTGCTCATGGCGTGAGATTCTTCGCCGCCATTTACCCCAAGCGTCCTTGCGGTCAGGGCATGCGCAATCGTCCACACCGGAGAAGACTTTGCCGTGAGGTCAATCACCGTTCCGTTCTGTGCGTTGGCGAGGCTTGAAGCGAGCTTGATTAGGGTCGCGCTGTTTCTGACGATGTAGTACGTCGTCCCAGAAGTCAGGCCGGTAATCGTTCCAGAGGCCAGGGTGAACGCAACCGCCATCCCTGTAATCCACGTCGCGCTGTTCGACGTTACGGTAAGAGTGTCAGATGTCGTGTCGACATCCGCGTTGGCGCCGGATGCGGATTGCGCGCCCGTACCTGAACCCACAGCAACCCGGCCCCGCATGTCAGGAACATTAAAGGTCGTCGCCCCATCACCAACGCCCCAGGTCGTGCTGATCGCTGTGAACAGGGCTGCGTAGGTCGCCCTGGAAACCGCCGAGCCATCGCATTCCAACCAGCCAGAAGGTGCGGACGAGCCTGCAAAATCCATCACCGCGCCCGGCGGGCTGGTCGAGACGCTTGAGAATGAGGGCAAAGCGCCCGCGCCGCCTGATGTCAAAACCTGACCGGACGTACCAACAGAAGCAACTGCCTGCAGCGCGCCGGTGCCGGATGTGCTGCCGCAGAGTACGGCGTAGGCCGTGACGGTTGCCGAGAGTGTGGTAAAAGTGCCCGCCCTGGGCGTCGCGCCGCCGATCGCCACGTTGTCCATCGTGCCGGCCGAAGCGGGAGTAATGCCGATCGTGCCGGTAATCGTGCCGCCGAACACCGGCGCAGTCAGGGTCTTGTTCGTGAGCGTCTCGATCCCGGCCAGCGTTGCCGCTGTCCCGCTCGATGCCGGGCCAGTCAGAACAACGCCGTTGGGAACAGTCAGCGTGCCGCTGGACGTTGTGATCGTCAGTCCGTTCAGTGACGTGGCGGTGGCAACCCCGAGAACCGGCGCAGTCATTGTCGGCGCGGTCAGGGTCTTGTTCGTGAGTGTCTGAGATCCGGTCAACGTCACCAGGGAAGACGGGAAGGTGGGCGTGCCGCCAAGCGTGTATGTGCCGGTGATCGTCCCGCCGACTACGGGCGAAGTCAGCGTCTTGTTGGTCAGCGTCTCGGCGCCAGCCAGCGTTACTATCGTCCCGGTCGTAGGCAGCGTGACATTGGTCAGGCCCGTGGAAGTCAGCGTAATCCCGCTGGCGCCTGCCGTCTCGAAGTTGCCGGCCAACAACAGCGTTCCGGACGTGACGGTCATCGCAGTGCCGCCGGCATTGATGACAACCGCCTTGCCTCCGTTGCCGGTAATGTCCGGCAGTTTCCCGAAACCAGTCTGGATCAGATCAAACTCGGCACGCATAGCAGAGGACGAGCCCTGCCCTCCGGTCGAGGGAGTTCCGGACGAATCGTAATATTCAGCGAACGCCATCAGCGCATCCTTCGGCGCGGCGTGTACTGCACCACCGCGCCCGTGATTGTGAAAGGTTGTAGGTAGTCCGATTCCCCGCGAATCGCCAAGGAGTAGTTTTCCGCCTCGCCATCCATTTTCAGGATGTTTGGGGATAGCGTCGTGCCATCCCAGAAAAAAGCGTCCCACACGAAGCTATCCCAGAAAACCGGCGAGAAACTTGTAACCACGGACTCCGTGGGCGGCTGGGCCAGGTCGGTCGTTCCATAACCCAGCGAGTAGCCGAAATTAAATTCCGTGTAACCCGTGCCGCTCAATTCCAGCAGGGCATCCCGAAACCGCTTGACCGTACGCGGGCTCTTGCCGAAGTTATAAGCCAACTCCAGGATGCCCTCTATCGCATCGCCGTCGAAACTGGTCCCCTTCTCCATCTGGTACACCCAGCCATCGTCCGACCCGAAGAAAATCGCCTCGGACCCGTCATTTAATTCGGTCGACCAGCAGCAACGCACGATGTCAGGGAACAGCATCGGCATGATGCCGACGACGCTTCGACCTACGACCGTCACATAAAAGGCGACGCGGTTGCTGAAGAATAGTCGATACTGGCTGCGGTCCCGAGAAACGCAACTGGACAGCGCCAGCGGCCGGTACGCATTCATCAGATTCTTGATCTGGTTCGAGATCGCGGCATGCGCGAAGTTACCGAAGGCCTGTGTGGTCTGAATGTCGGTGATGCCGCGATCGTCCACGAACAGCGCATAACCCACATCCTGAATCGTATGCGCGTAGGCGCCGATCTCATCGCGGTAAGGCACTAGATTCCAGTCCACCGAACTGGTGCCGTAAAGAATGGACAACCGGTTGCGCGTAAAGATGGCCAATGCGCCGGAGTCTGCCGATCCCGGCATGGTCATGAAACCGGTAACCGTGTCGCCCATCGCAATTTCTGCCGCGCCCAGCACCGGAACCATAGCGAAGGGCGTGCCCGGCCCGCTGTGCTGCGCGCTGGTGGCGAACGACAGGAACAGGTGTTTCTTGTGCGCCCGAATATGGGTCGGCGTATCGGTCGTCATCCCACTGGGGATGGGCACGAAGTAGGTGCCGTCGAATTCAAAGGCGCGGTTCACTCGATCCACGCCATAAACGCGCTTGGCCGTGCCGAAATTCTCCTGGATGGTCTCAAAGCGCCCGGAGGGCAGCAAGGTGATCGCGGTCTGAATCCCGGAGAGTGTCAGCGTACCCGCGCCGGTCGTCGTCGCCGCGCCGGCGCCGAAGTTGCCGCCCGCCGTCACTGAGATCACCAGAATCCCGGCGGCCGTGCCGCCAGCCAATGTGCCTGTTCGGATGACCACTCGGCGCACCGTGGCGGTGACCCCGCCTTGCGTGAGGGTGTCGCCATCGTCAACGCCGCCGGAGCCCACGGTGAAAGCAACCTCGAACTCAAAGGCCACCAGCGACCATCCGCCCGTAGTGGACTTATACAGCGCCGCAGCGGTTCCCCCGACGTTGTTGCGGAAGGCATACTTGACGTCGTTGAAGGTAAAGCCGCCGAGGATGCTCCCGGATCCAGTCACGGCCGAGATGTCCGCCCGGTAATCGTCCGCGGCGAGGTTCAGGTACTGGGCATGCAAGAGCGCCGTCGCGGCCCCGTTGGCGATCTGCGTGCCCACGGCGGTTGCCACCACGCCGCCGATGGTCAGGTTCTCGCCGTTGGTGTAGGTGCCGACCACCTTAGTCAGTACAAAACTACCACCCGGAAGGGCAATGATGACGCCCGTTGCGCCGGAGCTTGCCCCGGTAAGTGTGTTGCCCGCCACTGGAGCGCCGGTGATCGTGGCCGTTAGAATCGAATACTGCGCGCCCGATGGACTGCTCCGTCCGTCGAAACGCTCATACCCGGCGATCCGGCGATACCCGCCCAGTTGCTCCGCTTCGTAGTTCTGCGCGGTACGCGCTACCCCCTGGCGACGCGACAGCGGGGCGGTCACTTGGTCGAGCCCGCCGGTGAAGCTGATGTAATCCGGGATCACGGTGGTCTGCGCAGCAGACCGATGGACAGCCCGGACCAGAGCTGAGGATCGCATGTCAGATCAACGGTTCGCCAAGGCGCATCCGCGGCAACTGATCGTCGCGCAGCGCCGAGAGCAGCCTGGCGGCTTCCAGTTGCGCCCGGGTAAAGACTTCCGCGGCCACCGAGTTGGCGCCGTACTTCTGCATGCCGAAATAACCGATCAACTCCTGGTACTGCGTCGGCATTTCCGGAAGGTCGGCATCGACCGTCAGCGTTTGTGCGCTGCGCTGATAATCTCCGGTTACTACGTAGACTCCGTTGGGCTTCGGCCCAAGACAGAGATTGTTCTGGTGATCGACGCTCACATACGCCGGGGTCGATGCGGTTTGCGTGCCGCGCCGGTACAGCCACTTGAAATCGTTCCAGGGTAGATAGATCAATGGGTATTGCCCACCAACACCCCCGGATTGCAGATAGGCCAGATAAGGATCCTCGCAGTCGTGCGCCCACCAATGGCCGAATCTGGATATCACCGCAGCCGCGTCCACGTCGGTCACTGCGGTATACGGATAGCTGTCGTCGTCGGCCACCGTGTTGAAGGTGAAGGCCCGGCGCATCCAGCGCCAGTTCGTGTGCAGGTTCTGAATGTCCTTCCATGCCACTGCGGTCCAGTCCACGATCCGCTTTAACTGGCCCGTCTGCCCGGTGACGGTCGAAGGTCCGGTGCCGGGAATCTCGCACTCCTGCCGCAGAAACTTCGCGAGTTCAAGAAAGGTCATGGCCGAGCCTGCGTGAGATCATCATTCAGCACGCTGCGTAGCGCATCCCTCTCAAGAACCGGCAGCGCCCGGATGCGCGTGCGCGCCAGCGCATCAAACTTGCGCAAGTTTATCGCTGTCAGAATGGCCTGGCGTTCATAACTAGCTAGCGCCACCACGTCGGCCAGGCGCATGAACTCCGCCTTCAATTCGTCTATCGTTGCTTTTGCAATATCCACGTCTCATCTCCTTATCGTCGGCCGCGCCGACGCGCCCGCGTAATCCATTCCGATGCCGTCGCGTCAGGCAGTAGAACGCCAAACTGCGATTGGCTTTGCGCCTTCCAGTCCTGTTTCCAATGCCCCACGATTTGCGCAAAGCCAAAGCCCTGACGCGGCGGCGGGTTATCGACCGCCGCAACACTGAAGTTCCAGCCCGCATTTGGCGCTTTAGTCTGCGCCCGCCAGCCCTGCCCCCACTGAGAACGGGCCGCACTGTAATCCCGCCTTGAAGGCGGATCATCTACTACCGCAACACTGAAGTTCCAACCCGCATTCGGCGCTTTAGTCTGCGCGTTCCATGTCTGCTTCCACTGACTTACCCCGGCACTGTAATCCCGCCTTGAAGGGGGATTATCAACAGCCTGAAAGTTCCAGCCCGCATTCTGGGCGGCGCTTTGAGCGCTTTGAGCGATCCACCGTTGCCCCCACTGCGCAACAATTTGCGACAGCCCGTAAGACTGCCGCTGCGGTGGGGTATCGGGCGCGATATTCCACGCTGCATTCGGGGCGGCGCTCTGCGCGTTCCAGCCCTGCTTCCACTGACTTGCCCCGGCGCTGTAATCCTGCCTTGAAGGCGGATTATCAACAGCCTGAAAGTTCCAACCCGCATTCGGCGCTTTAGTCTGCGCGTTCCAGCCCTGCTTCCACTGAGAACGGGCAGCGCTGTAATCCTGTCTCGGGGCCGGATCATCTACTACCGCAACACTGAAGTTCCAACCCGCATTCGGCGCTTTAGTCTGCGCCCGCCAGGTCTGCCCCCACTGAGAGCGGGCAGCGCTGTAATCCTGCCTTGAAGGTGGATTGTCAGCCGACGGGGCCGCCGCCGGCGCAAAGGCCAGCGTGTACACAGCCCACGGCGATGACGTGGCCAGCGTCCATGACGGGGTATAGGTGCCGGTGCTGGCCTCGATGCTGAAAATGAGACTGCCGCGCCAGGTATCGCCGCCGTCCTCATACTCGCTGATCAGCGTTCCGTACGTCTCCGTGATCGCCGTAGTGTTGGTCGATTCGTCCGTGTACGCGCCAATGACCAACGATCCGGCTGAGGTCGTCGTGATGCCATCCGACCCCGTAGTACTCGACCCGGATGCGCCGCCGCCGTCTACGACGCCAGTAACCGTCGCGCCGGAAAAAGCCGCGAATCCAAACGACCATCCGCCCGCCGCCGCTTTCGTCGCCGACACAACGGGCGTACCGGCGAATCCGCTGATGCAGTAGGCGATCCATGCCGTTCTAGATCCCGCCCCGAGACTATGGCGCGTATACGTATTGCCTAGATCGTCCGTTACCGCCGTAATTGCCAACCCGTCCTGACCGGCCCCGCCGCCGACGATCAGCAGATCACCGACTGCGATCGCGCCGGCCGCCGTTATGGTTCTGGTTGTGCCGCCAGGAAAGACATGTGAATGGGCAGGCGTTACCCCGGAGACTCGTGTTATTGCCACACTATTTTATGCGTGTCAGAGCCAGCACGTATTTAGACACCGCCGCCATTTTCTCAGGGTCCACCCACTACTCGCAGATTCGATGGCGCAGGAGGCGCAGTAAAAGGGATCGTACGGGCCACCTGATTAGAGTAGCCGGACGGTCCCCCCGGGCCGACTGCTCGCACCTGATAGCAGTAGGTAGAGCCCTCAGCCAGTCCGGTGTCACTGTAACTGCGAAGAGTTTTTAGCACGGTGCCAATTTCCGCAAACGTGCCGACCGCCGCACAGGTGCCGGTCTTGCGCTCGACGTTGAACGTTGTCGTCCTGCTTTCCTCCACAACCGGAAAGTCCCAGGTCAGGGTGTTCGTTTGTGCAAACAGGGGGGTGCTCATGAACAACAACGACAGCACTACAATCAACTTTTTCATCAGTCCTCCCAATCAAAGTAGTAATCAAGAATTTGGCCTGTCCCCGTCGGACAAATGATGCCGATGCGGTGGTATCCGGAGAGCCGCCTATGTTGTTTGCAACGTCAGGTGGTGGACCAGGTCGCGATGCCGCTGGCGTTCCAGGAGATGGTCAGATCCCCGGTCACGTTGCCGACATCGCCGTCCGCGGTGACCACCGAGAACAGCCTGGAGGTCGCGGCCGTGCCCGTTGATTTGTAAATTGGAAATTTGCGCGCGGTGGTAAACCCCGTTGCATGCTGCGACCATACGGTATCCGCGGCGTCGAAGGTTACCGTCGTGGTCGATCGCGTCAGCGTTACGGAGCCCAGGGTCGCGCCGCCCGCGGTGTAGTTGGTTCCGGTCACTTCGTTTGTGAGGTCGTCGAAAAAGTCGTGCGTGTCCTGATTAATGGTGTAGGTATTCGTCGCGGCTGCAACCTTAAGGGTGTCGGTGTCCAGATCGAGTACGCCGTTGGCCAGGCCGTTCCACTGGCCGAGCAGTACGGAGTAGTACATCAGGTGCGTGACGCCTACCTGCAGCGGCATGATCGCGCCGACGCGACGCTCGTGGAACGCCAGGCACCAGAGCACCGCATAGAGCGCCTGCCGGCGCAGAAATCGAAGCAGTGTTTTCACGACGCACCTCCCTTCAAGGCTTTGTATTTGTCTGGCAGTACCTGACTCTCCACCCACACTTGCCCCTTCGCGTCCTCAAGAATCCAGTCGCCGAACCGCAGGGCGAACTTGGTCTTTTCGCCCGCCACTAAAAGGCCTTTGTATTCGCGCCCGTCGATCGGATACCTCACTACGAGTGGATGGTCGCCATCCTTGGCCCAGCGGGTGGCCTTGACGCATTCGCCGGTGACGCCAATGCGGTGCGTCGCGCTTTCAAATTCGGTCGGCAGTGTTTCTTTCATGTCACCTCCATCAATGAATGACTTGCGCGCTGGCGCGCACGGCGATCGCCGGCACCCGCACGATGATTCGGCGAATGGCGACGAAGCCGAACGCGCCGCTGTTCAGGCGCCGCGCTTCGTGGTCCGCCTGCGCAAACGGCATCAGCGTCGCCTGCTCGATGCGGTACTCAGGAATTTCTTCGCCCTCGGCGAGCGGCTCGAAGAGCTCACTGGCGGCGATGTATTCTTTTCCGCGCCCGGACTCATGATCGCCGACTTCGAGAATTATGCACAACCCGAACAGCGCCTGCAGCATCGGCCGCTGGGTGCCGTCGCGCAGCGTTTCACGCGCGATCAGCATCTTGCCTATGCGGTTCGAGTCCGGGTAGCTCACCTCCCGTTGTGCGTTGTTCTCCATGTCGTTCATCGGTATCCGTTCACCCAGTTTTTCCGTTTTACGTTCCAGCGTTGCGGCCCGACGGCGACGGCAGCGACCTTTACTTCCTCTTCCGGCGTCTGCACTGTTTCCGGCAGCGCCTGCCCAGCGATCACGAACAAATCGGATGCACTAGCCTTCAGCGTCGCTTCGAGGCGATCCCAATTCATGCGCTGGATCCCCGCAAACAACGCCGCGGCGTAGGCATACACCTCCAGATCGAGGGGTTCGTTGCGCGCGCCCGCGTCTTTCTCAAATACACGCTTGGCGTACCCGTGCACGTATCGTGTCACCAGTCGCTCGGCGACCAGCCCTGCGTAGTACTCGTCTGGCAAACCGAGCGGGAAATGCATTCGCCCCGGACCGCTTTCAATGATTTTTAGGCGCGCGTAAATGCGTTCCTTGGCGGTGTCCACGCCGACCGGCCACAGTTGCACGCCTTTTTTCAGCGTCGCGCCCTTATGATTTATGTCCTGCCTCGTCGGCCTGCCGAGGATCGACTTCCCGGGCCGAGGCACGCCCTTGATGGCGATCACTTGCCGATGCTTGTAGCGTCGGCAAAAATCGTACGCCATTTGCGTACGAAAACCGGTGTCGATCGCCGTGGCGATGATCTTTTGTGGCACCTGGTACTCGTGCCCGAAGCTCGAGTCGAAGAGGTACTCCGCCAGGCGATCCCACGGCTCGCGGGTTTCGGTATCGCCGAAAAAAACCTGGTAATCGACCAGCCAGGACTCTTCGCCGCGGCCCCAGGCCTTCACCTGTGCCTCGATCCGGTCGCCCTGGATGTCCGCCGACGCGGTGAGCACCAGGCCGCCCGCCGGCACCTGCTTGAGAGAGTAGCTGTCGGCCCTTGCCTTGATATCGATCGCCGAAACATCAGAGCCATTGTCGGCGTACGGCTCGGCCGCGACGGTGTTGGTCCACACCTTGAGCAAAAACTTGGTCGGATCCTGGTCGGCCTCGATGCGCTTCTCAACCGCTGTGCGCCAGGAGTACCAGCCCACTGGCGAATACAGCGCGCTGAGGTGATAGCCCCGCCGGCGCGAGCTGGGGTTCGCCGCGACCCATGCGCCGCCTTCCAGCATCTGCGTCTTCTGAAATTCTTCGATGCGAGTGTCGCAACTGACACACTCGTACCAGACATCCACGACGTCGCCCGTTTCGCGAGCGACCGCGCCTTCGGTCGTTGCATCGACTTCGCGAATTTCGCCGCTGTCCGCCAAAACAACTTCCCAGACCTTGCGGATCTCCCAGCGGACCTGATCCCAAATCAGCACCTGGGCATGCGCGCAGTGCGGGCACGGCACGTAATAGTGACGCTGATCCGACTTCAGCCAGTGCTTCCAAATCTTGGAGCGGCCTTTTTCGGTCGGCGTCGACGTCCGAAAAATCTTCTTCCGCACGAAGGTATCGGTGCGCTTCTCCGCTAGCTCGTCGGCCGGGCCCTGGCCGTCGACATCGTCGGGATATTCGTCTACCTCATCTTCAAAAAGATAACGCACCGGCATCGATTTCAACTCGGCCGCACTGTTGGCGCCGGCGATCGCAAGGACGCCACCGGGAAATTCTTTCATGGTCACGGAATTCGCCTTGTCACGAGAACTGTCGCTGATTTTCGCGCGCAGGCTCGGCGTCGATTCAATCATTTTGGCCAACCGAGTGCGCGAACTGCGTTTTCCGGTATTCGAGGTCGGCAGCACCATCATCGCCGGGCCCGGCGCTTCGTCCATCACGAACCCGATGAAATTGTTGCCGACCTCGGTCTTCGCGACTTGCGTTCCCGCGACGAACGTCACCTCCTGACACGGATCAATCGGCGACAGCGATTGCATGATCTCGCGCGTATGCGGCACGCGCGACGTGCGCCACGGCCCTGGTTCCGCCGACGTTTCGGCCGGCAGGATCCGCTTTTCGTCCGCCCACTGGTCTATGGTTCGGTCCGGATCCGGGGCGATCGCCTCGGCAAAGGTGATGCAGTCAAGCCGCCACGCGCTCGGCAGCCCCTCCGGCAGCTTCAGCGGTTGCATCGTTGGAGAGTTCACTTAGTACCCGTTTTATTTCGGCCGTTAGTTGCTGGTGCACCCGCCCTGCCTCGCGCTCGGCCGCCAGGATGGTGGCCACGCGATCTGGAATGTTCAGCAGTTTGTCGCGCAGCATCCTGTACCGGCTGAAATTCGCTTCACGAGCTTCGACGGCCGACACAACCAGGCCCAGGTCGCGCAAATATTCCAGCTCGGCCTGCTTGGATCTGAATTCTTCGGTGCGCGCCCTGTGCTCAAGATAACCGTGCGGATCATCCTTCCCTGATTTCGCCGGCGCTGCCGGCGGAGCGTCTTCGAACTGCAGTTCACCGAACGGCAGTTCACCTTCCGCGGCCGCCGGCGGCGAGACTGCAAAACCCGGTGACGGCAGCGCGTTGCCCTGCCCAGCGTCCCCCAGCAGACTCGCCGCCGGCAAATTCTCCCGCATGGGCGTTGAGGCATGCGTCGACGACGACGACGACAGCGGATAGCCCACAGGCCTGGCTCTCATGCTGGCGATGTTCAGGCCGCCGGTGTTCAGGCCGCCGGTGTTCAGGCCGCCGGTGTTCAGGCCGCCGGTGTTCAGGCCGCCGGTGTTCAGGCCGCCGGTGTTCGGGCCGCCGGTGTTCAGCGGCGAGGCGCCGGAGCGTTGCGCTTGCGTCGGGTCGGTGTTGCGTTGGTACTCGACCAACGCGGCCTGCCAGTACACGCCGCGAAGTCGGTCCCCTGCCGGCTCGTGGTACGTGGAGGTGATACGCCCATCATCGATCGCCTGCAGAATCGTCGGATGGCTGCGTCCCACGCGCCTGCCGAACGCCCTGATGCTGTCGACTCCATCTGGTAATCGCATGGGGATGCCCGGTAGGCCCGCCTGGTAGATAC